TGTTGTGGTTCAGGTTCAGGATCACGTCCGACTCACGCAGCAGTTGGTCGCTGATGCAGCCAGGCTCCATGACCTCGTACACTTCGCGGTAACTGCTCCACGGGGTCAGGTTCACAGAGCGCACACCAAACACGATGGGCGTGCCCACCACGGTACGGCTCTCTTCCTGGCCCTCACCTTCACGGACTTTCAGCCCGCAGGTGGCAATGGGGATAAATCTTACCTGTTTCATTTTCTATTCTCGTTTACAAATGATTATCTATTTATCGTTAATAATTGCGTTCAGGGTTTACCGCACGGCGGACGCGGCGGCGTTGGCTCTCCTGGTTGCCGCGAATCTCGCGCTCCAGCTCATCTTCGATTTCGTTGCGTGACATTTTTTTCATCTCAAAATATGTTTAAAAACCGATATACTATAAAGGGTGTCAAGCGATATACTATAAAGGGTCACACCCTTTTTACTATGAGTCTTTTTTGTCATCCTTGGCGGGGCTGTTCTGCGGCTCCTCGGTGGTGGGTCGCCCGCCGCCTGCGATGTCGCGCAGTTTAGGACTGCCCAGCTCTGCCAGGTTGGTGATGACGTACACGATGTCACCGTCCTTCACGGCTGGCATGTCGTACTGCTTGCGCAGCTCGTTGACCGTCGCCGTACCCGTGCGCAGACGCTTCTCGTCAACCTCGGCCTGCGCCTTCTTATCCATGCGCAACAGTGGCTGTTCGCACAGATGGAAGCGTCGCCGCCCGAAGTCGTACACCGACAGCAGCTTGCGGTTGCACTCGTTCTCAATCTCCACAGCGTCGGGGGCGATAGTGCGTTGCAGGTACTCCATCGTGGCGTTCGTGTAGTCGTTGTAGTGGCTGTTGGTGTCGAGCATCAGCAATGGTCGCGGGGTCGCATAGAAGCGGGCCACGTCGTCGAGTCCCATGTTCAACTGCTCCATCAGCTGCATGTCCTGCGCGTTCATTGAGATGTTCTGAATATGCGATAGGTTCTGAAGAGCCACTACGTCCTGCTGGTATATCTCGCGGTTGATCTGCTTGGCGTAAGCCTGCGCCTGTTCAGGATTGAAACGACCGCTGGCAATAGGCGCAACCGTCGCATCGGCACCTTCGCTGATTAACAGCTTCATACGACCGCCCTTGGCGGCGTTCTCCAATGCCTGCGCCTTCTGCGTCTTGATGAGCGTCAACGTGTCGAAGGCATAGCGAAGCGTGGGTATGCCCCAGAAGCCGTTCTCCTCCTTGAACGTGTTGGGGAAGTGCAATACGTCGCGGGCTGGAATGTTCGCAAGGCTGCGCTCTCCACGGTCGGAGAACCATACAAGATTGTATGTTCCAAGAGCCATGTTATAACCGCCACAAGTGGCACGCCACAGCGCAATCGGCTCGCCGGTGTCCGTGTCGCGCTCGATGTAAACAAAACCATTACCTCGCTGGAGGCGGTCAATCGTCACCTGCTCCCATAGCGCCGCTGCCGTCGTTATCGGGTTCGGTTCCACCTGCAACAAGTAGTTGATTTTCGTCCCTTCGCTCAGATAGCGACCAGATGTCGATACGTCTACCACGAAGTTGCCGCCCTCGCGGTCAAGCCGCTGGTATTGCAACTGCATCTGCCCGATGGTCTTCGCCCTCAGTTCGATGGCACGATATACCGCCGAGATAGCCAGAGCTGTGCGTGGCGACTGCACCGGCACGATGTTCTCCTCGAACGATCCGCCGTGGCCCTCCATCTGTTTCTTCGCATAGTCCGTCGTGTCTGTCGTCGATGCCGGCACTCCGATGGTACCATGACCAATCGGACCCTCGCGCTTTCGCAGTCCGAAGAAATTGCCTATGTTGCTTCCGAATAATTCCATAACTATTTCTGCTTTTTACTATTCGTAGATTTTTGCGTTTTGGGTTTACTGGGCTTGGTGGCCTGGTTCGCCCTGTCGCGCTTGCTCGTAGCTTTTACTTTCTTTTCAGGGGCCACCACCGGCGCTGCTTGCGGCTCGTCGGATGATGGGGGGGGTACGGTTGCTGTATCAGCGGGCGCTTCGGCTGCTTCGGCGCTCTTGGCGGCGGCTTCCGATGCCGGCGCTTCGGGCGCGGGCACTTTCTCGCCTCTCAGTATCGCCTCCTTGATGGGGGTGCGCTCGTTCACGGCGAAGAAGTAGCCCTCCTGCTGCTTCATGAAGTTCTCGATGTAGGTGTGGCCGCTGGCGAAGCCTCGCGCCAGCTTGGTATTCATCCACTCGTCGGCGGTCTTCGTCCAGTAGTGATCGAGTCGCATCACGTCGTGGAGGTATGGCCGCACAAAGGCACTCTTCTTGGTGCGCTCGCCGTGGGTGTTGATGCAGTTGGCCAGCTCGGGGCAGTGCGGACCTATGAACTTCACCTCGCCCAGACCGCCGCGCACGAAGCACTTCACATGGTCATTCTCGGGGAAGTCGTATTTCACATGTGTATCGAGCGGCATCACCTCGGTGAATCGTTCCTTCAGCGGGCGCGGGTCGTAGTGCGTCAGACCGTTGTCTGTGAACAGACGCCAGTTCACCAGCAGGCAGTCGCCGTCCTGATAGCGGTCGAACATCTGCTCGATGTTCTTCTTAGCGTCCCAGCGCAGATACTCGTCGAAGTCGAGGAATCCTATCCAGGCATATTCGTCGCCGTGGTGCTTATAACAGTGCTCATAGGCGCGGCACTGGAGGTTGGGGCGGTCGTGGATGTCGATGATTTCAACGAAGCCTGCGGCCACGTAATCCTTCAGCGTCTCTGCCAGCGGCGTCTCGTCGCAGAAATAGTTGTCATAGATGAACATCTTAGCGGCGCCTATCTGCTTGTAATGCTCTACCCACTCCACGGCGTAGCGGTTCTCGTTGCGACCGATGGCACAGATGGCCACGCGCTTCTCGCCGCGCATCTGGGGTGTAGGCTCCCACAACTTGCGATGCTGAGCGAGCCATGCCTTCTGCATCTCGAGGCCTGTGCGCTCCCATGAGCCTTTCTTGAAGTGCTCCATCAGCGGGCGGATGTCGATGCGACGGCCGCGAGCGCCGTTCTTATGGCGGTGCAAGTCCTCGTAGAACGAGCATCCCGTGTCGTACCAGTTCAGGCGGTCGGTCATATCCTTACTATGCAGCATCCAGTTTCTCACAGGGTCGAAGTATGTCAGTCCGTGCTTCTTACACAGCGGCACGTTGATGTAACAGAGCATCGGTACCAGTCGCGTCAGTCCTGCCCTGTTGCCGGGCTGCGGGCTCTGAACATGGCCCACGGCGCACTGGTCGGCCTGCCACATGAAGTCGATGTTCGCCTTCAGCAGAATGTCGCTATCCATCAGCACGAATCCGTCGGGCAGCAGCTCCCACAGCTTCTGAACCGACCACATGTGCTTATCGCTGCCCCACTGGTTGCAGGTGGCCATACACTTGGGGTACTTCTTCAGCATCTCGTCGAAGTTCACCACCTGTCCCTTGGTGTTGTCGATGACGGTCACACCAGGCATCTTCGCCATAAACGGGCGCTTGTCTGAATTATCGAAAATGGTAATCTCGTAATCCCGTCCGCCGTGTTTGCGGACACTGTTGATACACGCTTCTGTCAGTTCCGGTGTATTGTAATGTACGATTGCAACTTGTTTTTTCATGTCTTCTGTTTTTGTTTTAGTTCCTTAAATATCGCTTGATGACGGGTCGATGATGTTCACCTGGGTGGTCATCTCTGTGGCCCGAATCACTATCTTGTTGGCTTGGTAGTCGTCGTTGAGAGATTGAATCTGATAGATTTTTCCGTTCATCCCGATCAGGCTTTCGCGGGTTATCTGCTTCGCCACGTTGGCGCTGAAGTTCATGCGGAAGAGCACTGTGTCGTAAGCATCCAGCGCGCCCTCGCGCACCGCCTTGGTGCCTTTGGTGAACTCATAACTCGCCTGTATCGAGCCTGCATACATGTAGCCCGTCTTCTCACCGAACACGCGCTCGGTTGGCAGCGCCTTGTTATACACCTTCACGCGGTGATTACGCATACCTGGTGAGAATCCCGTACTCATACGCCGCCCTCCTTTCCTGCCAACCTGATGTATGGCTTTATCTTGATGTCGAAAGCCGGGTTATTGTATAAGTTCTGCATGCTGACTGTGCTGCGATGCTCATAACTCAACACCACCAGCATCACGGTGGCCTCCCACACGTCTTGAGGTATCTCGTCTTCGCCCGTCGGGTTCATGGCCTTCAGCTCCTCATAGGTTCGCCCCGTGAGGTTCAGGATCACAGCCTCGGCACTGTTGCCATAACGTGTGAGAATGTCGTTCTCTTCGTTATAGTCGCGCTCTATGCGGAGCTGGTCTTTAATGTCGTTTAATTCTAACCATTTCATATCGTGATAATTTTCTGTTTTCTACCAATCGGCGAAAACAGCGTCTGGGGTTTACCACACACAGAAAAGCGGCTAAGATGGTGAGTCTTAGCCGCTTGATAGTTGTCGGGCGGTGAGGATTACTCGGCGATGATGTCTTCCATCTCGACGGCGATGCCCACCTGCCAGTCGTTGGCCGAGGCCAGCTTGTCGAAAGCCTCGGCGCTGATAGGCTCGAACTCCAGCTCTTTCTCTTTTTTCTCCTCCGCCTCCAGCGTCTCTTTCACGAGGTTGTTGTAAGGCGTGATGACGTTGTAGAGAAATTCGCGGAACTCCTTCTGAGTCATCGGAAGATTCTCGCTCTCGCCAGCGTTGAGCCCTGTGCGGGTCTCCTCCCACTTCACGATTTTCTGGTCATAGTCGTCTGTGGGCTTCAGCGCCTTGCGGGCGTCTTCGGCGAAGTCAGAGTAGTCTGTCGATACAGGCTTCATGGCTCTGGCAATCAGCAGCAGATTCTTCTTGTCAGCGTCGGCGAGCGACGAGAACTTGGCAGCACTCAGCACCATATAGGCCGAGTGGATCGTCTTGACTGAGATAGTTACCTTTTTCATCGCTTACTCCTCCCCTGCGTTAGTTCCGTTACCGAGAATCTGCGGCTCAATCGCATCGATAGCATCCCAAACGAGGTTACTGTCCTGTCGGCGCATAGATGACAGATCATACTGAATCTCTCCGCCTGAAGGTGTGCCTGTGAATGTGCCGAAGTAAGCGCCTACCTCGCCGTTCTCGTTGCGATAGCATGCGCCGTTGAGAGTCAGCAGGTCGCCAGTGGTGGCGTCCTTCGTGAACGTACCATTAACAATGATACTCGGTGCCTTGAACTCATACTGAGAGTTGAGCTTACTGTTTGTAATGTTAAATGTTCCTTCCATAATCGTAATGTTTTATTTGTTAATACTAAAAGAAATGTCTATGGTGTCGGCTGTAACGGCGACCGCAGACTGAAGGTGACAAACGAGCCGCTGACCCATACCACCACGCGCCAGGTGTGAGCCGAGTCGAGTATCAGCGTGCCTGTCGAGCCGACCGTCACCACCTCGCTGGGGCCAACTGTCACGCTACCGAAGTCGTTCTGATAGGCGTAGTTGCCTGTGGCGAAGGTTCCGTCGAATAGCTCGTTGACCACCGCCAGCGTTACATGAGTAGCAGTACCGCCGTGGTAGCCTGCCACCGTAGAGTCGAGCTTCAGCGTGGTGGCAAACGTCCAGAGATTGGTAATGGCGCGGTTGCTGATAGTTGGCTTACCAATGAGCTGACCGCTTGGCAGCTGTGTCGCTGTAAATGATACGAGCGAGGTGTAAGGCGCCGTGATGAGCGATATAGGCTGCGATGCCGTCGGCGCGGCGCTCCTGTTAGCCTCTGGCTGAGCCAGCACCTTCGTGGCGAAGAACGGCAGCGCATAGTAAGTCTGCCCGTCTTTCAGCTTGGCAATCACATACTGGTCGTTGTCCATCGTCGAGGCGTTCTGTATGCCGTCGGCCCCGCTCGATGAGTTGATGCCCATGCCCTCCCACACGGTGCCGTCAGAGACCCACGCGATGGGGTCGTAGGTGTTGCCGTTCTGCTTGAAGATGGCAATGGCGGTGTAGAGCGTGATAGACGTCAGGTCTTCGGGTATGATGTAGTCGCGACGGGTAATGTCGATCATCTCCGAGCGGAGCATTTTCACGAACACCGAATATTCCGACGACGCGCTGGCTTCTGCATCATCTGCGCTTACGCTTCGAATGGGAATAGGCGCGTTTCGGTTGTATTGCAGCAAGTCGAGATACCTGTAAGGTGCATTCGCACCGCCAGCAGGACGGAAGTACGTCCATCCGTTGTTACCGCCGTCTATCTTCGTCAGCAGGGTCTTCAGGGCGTTTATCATCTGTGTGGCGCCAGAGGTGGCGGGGCTGGAGATATCGACCTTCGCGGCGGCATAGCCCAGACCAAAGCTGCCGTCGAAGGCCTTCCACCATTGGTCGGCGGCTGCTGCCGACGGATTCCACGTCTTAGTTGTAGGGTCGAGCGCTGCCAGCGTGTTGACGTTAGGCCATGCCACGTGCTTATATTTCGCCCACATGTTGTATGTGCCCTGCGCCACACATGTGGCCAAGTCGCCGCTGTTGACAGACAGCGCATTCTTGAAGTCGCTGTCTGTAACTGGGTATGTGACAATGCCATTATTGTATGCCAT